GAACTCCGAAGAAGTTGTTGTGCCATACAAATATAAAGTCGATAAAAAGTATCATCGTTATTTTGTAGATCTACTTATTAAAATGGATACAGGTGATATCATACTTATAGAAATCAAGCCAAAGAAAGAAACATCTCCTCCTAAAAAACCTGCACGTCAGACTAAAAGATATATCAATGAGGTAACTACTTATATTAAAAATACTGATAAATGGGATGCTGCACAAAAGTATGCCAATGACCGTGGATGGAAGTTTGAAATATGGACTGAAGATACTCTTAAAAGTCTTGGAATAAAGTTAGTCGGTGGTCCTATAAAAAAGAAGAAAAAGTAGTATACCTCTGTCCTCCGGGGTAACTATATTATTATAACACACTTTCACGTAAAAGTACACTATTATTGGATATAAATAAAGGTATGGCAAGTCTATTTGATACATTACAAGCGCAGGCTTTTAGAGCTGGCATTAAAACGAGAACTGATCAATCAAGAAATTGGTTTCGTAAAAACGTTGCTAAACTAGGTGATGTAGATCGTCGCAGTCTTTTAAAAGATGATGCACTTGATCCTACAACAAAAGAAATCGTCGGTAATATGTACATGTATTTTTACGATCCAAAACATAAAGCTACATTACCATATTATGATCGGTTCCCATTAATCATTATGGTCGAACCAGCGCCAGGTGGTTTCTATGGATTAAATTTGCACTACTTAGCACCAGGAGTACGAGCAAGATTTTTAGATGAGTTGATGAAGACTGCACCAAAAAAAGTTGGTGAAAATAGTCGACTAACAAAAATGCGATATGATTTATTGAAAGGTGTAAAAAAATATAAAGAGTTTCAACCTTGCTTTAAACATTATTTAACAAGTCAAATAAAAGGTAGAATGGTAAGAGTTCCGATGACTGAATGGGAAATTGCTATCTTCTTACCAACAGAGCAATTTAAGAAAGTTAAAGCAGAAACTGTTTGGAGATATTCTCGCAAACAATATACGGGTAAATAGACATGGCCACAATAGATGACTTTAAAGCAACCATTGGTAAGAAGCAAGGAGTAGCAAAAGCTAATCGCTTCCTTGTTATATTTACACCTCCAACACAATCTTTAGTTCAACTAAATCCTTTTGAGATTGTAGGAAGAGTTGCTAATGGTACTTTTAATGCTAAAAACCTTATAAACGATCCTAGAGATATAGCGTTTTTAGTAGAATCAACTCAGCTGCCTGGACGTAATATTAATACTCTTGATTATCAGGCAGAAAAAGAAACAGTTAAAATACCTAATGGTTTTATTGATGATGATGTTACAATGACATTTATATTAACTGGTGACTATTTTATGAAAGACATGATAGAAACTTGGATGTCATCTATAGTCGATACAGAGAGATACCAAGTAGGATATAAGAAGAATTATCAAACTGATATTACTATGCAACAGCTTAATGATTTTGATAAGAATATATATGGTATAAGATTACAAAACGCATATCCAATTAATATTAGTGCTATTGAAATGGATCAAAGCGGAGAAAATACGATACAAAAAGTAACAGTAACATTTGCTTATGATCGATATATACCAGAGAATTTCTTACAGTCGAAAATATCGCAAGTGTTATCAGCAATACCAACTAATTTACCATTTGGAATTAAATTACCAAGTGCATTGACAAATGGATTGAAAGAAGTTAGATCATTATTTTAATATTATAGGAGAATATTATGGCTTTACCAGTATTGAATGCTGCGAAATACAAGACGGTTGTACCATCATTAAATATAGAAGTGGAATACAGACCGTATTTAGTAAAAGAAGAAAAGATTCTAATGATTGCATTAGAATCACAAGATCAAAAACAAATTTTAATTGCAATTAAAGATGTTATTCGTAATTGTGTATTTGACGATATTGATGTAAATAAGCTAACAATGTTTGATTTAGAAGCATTGTTTTTAAAATTAAGATCTAAGTCAGTTGGTGAAACAACAGAAGTAAAAGCAAAATGCGAACATTGTGAAACTGAAAATAAGAGAGTAATTAAATTTGATGATATACGAATGCCTGTTGTTGATAGAAAGAGCTCAACAATCGCATTAACTGATACGGTTGGATTAACTCTATCTTATCCTAAAGTATCTGATATCGAAAAGCATGAAGATACTGATAATGCAAACTCCATTGATGGAATGATGGAAATTATGATTGACTGTATCGATTCTATATATGATGCTAATGATGTATATTCGGCAAAAGATTCAAAGCGAGAAGAATTAAAAGATTTTATTGATTCTTTAAATAGCGAACAATTTGCATTAGTGACTAACTATTTCCAAGAGTTACCATCATTAAAATATAATTTAGAGTTTAAATGTGATAAATGCGAAGAAGATAATAGTATTGTGCTACGAGGTCTTGAGAATTTTTTTGGTTAAGCCTCTCTCACGATAGCTTATATAACCACTATAAGACGAATTTCGCGATGATGCAGCACCATGGCTATAGCCTAACTGAGCTAGATAATATGGTGCCATGGGAACGTGAAATTTATGTTGCATTATTACAAGAATATATTAAAGAAGAAAATGAACGAATTAAACAAGAAAATTCAAGGAGAAGGTAAGTGACTGAAGAAGTAGAAAGAACATATCATCCCGCAGATACTAACGGTGATGGTAAGGTATCTAGTGAAGAGGAAGCAATGTACCTCGAGTTTAAACGAAAAGAACTCGAAGACGCTGATGCTATGCGTGACGCTCAGCGTAACATGACATGGTTCGCTCTTGGTGGATTATTGTTATATCCTTTCGCTGTTGTTATTGCGTCACTAGCAGGTTTAGATCAAGCACAAGAAACATTAGGCGATATGGCACCAACATATTTTGTTGCTGTTGCTGGTATTGTTGCTGCTTTCTTTGGTACACAGGCAATGAAAGGTAAGAAATAATGGATCCGGTAAATGCATGGGAAACACTATCATACTTTGACGGTATATTATTTACTGTCTGGTTAGGTATTTTATATTATGGTAAAAATTTAATCGACGATTGGTTCGGAAAATAATTACTAGGTAACGAGTTATGGCAGACGAAGAAGATAAAAAGAAAAAACCAAAAGCAAAGCCTAAGCCTAAAGCTAAGCCTAAAGCTAAGCCTAAGCCTAAGAAAGAGCTGACTGATAAACAGAAAGCTGCAGGTTTTGGAGGCAAACAATTAGCGCCTATTGCACGTCTTGCTGTTGAAGTAAAAGAAATTAACCTAGAAGCCGAAGGTAAGAAAACCGATAAAGAACGACTCGATAAATTAGATGAATTAATTAAAGCTACTAAATTAGGAGATAAAGAAAGCAGACAAACATTAGAAAGCTTAAAGTCTGAATTTTTAGCTTCTCAAGAAAGATTACGCTTAGCACGTGTCGAAGGCGATGAAAATGCTATTGCTCTAGAAGAAGAAAATCAAGAAAGAGTAGCAAGTGCATCTTCCGACGTAGAAAAAACACGAGAAGCTGAAAAAGCAACAAAGAAACAATCTAAACTTCTAGAAGGAATCAAAAGTGGAATCGGTAATCTTGCAAATAAGTTTAAAGATAACGCAGGATTCCTTGCTGGCTTAGCTGGTGTTGCACTTGCAATATTTGATCCTGAGACTCTACAGAAAATTATCGATGGTATTACAACTACTCTAGTAGATGCATTTACTATCATACAACAACTATTGTCTGGCGATTTTTCTGGAGCTTTAGATACTTTTTCTGAAAATATGGGTGGTCTAAGCACTCTAATTGGTGTCCTTGCATTATGGAATGCTGGCAAAATAATAAAAGTTGCTAAGGCAATCGGTACAGGTCTTAAAGCTTTTGCCTCAGGTTTTAGAGCTGTAGCTGCCTTTTTTGGAATAGGTACAGGACCATTAGCTTTAGCGATAGGTGCTATAGTACTATTAATAGCTGCTGCCAAGAAAACGTTTGATAAAGTTACAAGTGTCTTTAAAGAGACTGGATCAATATTCGAAGCATTTAAAGCAGGAGTTATAGAATTTCCTGCGCAACTTCTCGGATTGCCACTCAATCTGATTAAATCTGCAGTATCATGGGTACTAGGTATGTTTGGTTTTGATACTACCGCAATGGATGAATTTGATTTTGTCGATGAATTAAGAAAAATATATACTGCAATGTTTGAAGCTGTTGGAAAGGCAGTTACTTGGATAAAAGAAAAATTTACTGCAGCATGGGAAACGGGTGTAGAAATATTTAATGATATAACCGAATCAGTTACTGGTATATGGACATCATTAAAAGACGGTGTTACAGGAGCAATCAATTATGTCAAAGAATTATTTGGTAAAGCTTTTGTTTTTGTTCCGGAAATATTTGATTCAATAACTGATAAGCTTAAATCAGTTTTTAATTTTATATCAGATAAATTTTCAGGCCTAAAAACATTTATTAAAGCTATAGGTTCAGCTGCATGGGCTGCTACTAAAGCTGCAGTACCTGGCGGTGAATCGCCGGCCGAAGCATATAAGAGAGTTTATAGCGAAGTAATGAGTACTGGAAATTCCAAAGAAAGTACACAAGGTATTGAAGTACCAAATTCGCCACAATCTAGAATGGAAATATCACCGCGTTCTGATTCAGGAGATGCTTTAAATACAGAATCAATAGTAGCTAAAGCGCAATCTAGAGAAAATACTTCACAGGGTTCGGGCCAACCGGTTAATATAACAAATGTAGATAACTCTTCTCAATCTAATTCAAATACAAGTGTCGTTGGTGGTCGTTCAGGCCGCAATAGAGGATTCGGTACTGGTACAGAAGCAGCTTACGCGTAATAAAAAAAGGGACCCCGAAGGATCCCTTAAAGTTACTACATTATAATGGCATGGTTCCAATGTTAGACGCAAAGCCCATACTTCTTATTGGCCCGTAGGTTTTACTACGGTGTTTAACTCTCTTGAGCTAGCTTAGCAAAGTAACTAAGGGTATCATCTTCCGCTTCAGCAGTATTACCTACTGGAGCAGATTCAGCAGCCATAGTTGGTTCAGCTACTGTCTGAGCTACTACAGGCTCGGCTGCAATAGGACCAGCTTCTACACCTAATACCTTATTGAACTTAGCTTTCAGTTCAGCATAAGACTTGTAGTTTTCAGCCTTAGTGAAGTCTGCAAGGGAATGAACCTTAGCATATACTTCTTCTAGCTTTTCTTCGTCTGAGTTATACAGAGCTG